AAAACGGCAATGGGCGAAGTTATCTTGAACCAGGCTTACCAGGCCACAACAGCCATGACCTACAACCAGGCCCCATCAAAGCCTGTTATTTTAGATCTGACGTTGGAGCTGATAGATAACATGCTGATCGTTAATCCTCCAAAGCAAACGAAAGCCTCCCTGGAAGAAAGCCAAGTGCAAACCACAGCAGATTACTTGGCCTTTGATGATCTGGATGTGGACTTCTTGGCTGAAGATCTCCTGGACAATGAAGCAGATCTGGAATTTACCGAATTGGATATTAATTACCTGGACGTTAATTTCTTAGAAGATCTGTTGAATATTATTGATGCCCTGGCTATTGGAGAAGAAGAGGACAAGCTAAACAAATTAGCAACGGGCATCACAATCTCAGGAACAAGCGTTGGCCAGGACAAAGACACACAGATCGTAACCCTCATTGAAGGCCAGTTAGTAAGTATCAGAAGAAACGTGGGCCAGGGTGCCAGGATAGATCTGGATGGATCTAGCTCCTATACGTTGATTCTTTTCCAAGATGGAGTAGAGAACATCGTCAAAGTTAACGGAGGATCCGATAACACCATCACAATTAGGCAAGGATCCTAATGAAAAGGCTCATTTTTCCATTATTGCTATTAGGTCTTGTTCTGCCATTGCTCATGCAAGTTGCCCCTTTGGAGATCTTAAAGCTCAAGACTTTCGATGCCCTGGTAACTGAGCAAGAGCCTTCGGGTTACTTTGTGACGATAGATCTGGACGAAGAGTTCATAGAACAAGAAGGTGGATGGCCATTGCCCAGGCAAAGATTAGCGGAGATCCACATAGATCTATTAAGAGCAGGTGCTTTAGGCATTGGGTATGCTCTAACATTTCCGCAAGCAGATAGAATGGGTGGAGATCTAAAGTTTGCTGAAGCTCTATCGTTCTCCCCTTCTGTCCTGGCAATGTTTGAAAATGACAATGGATCTTATCCTCCTGTGGTGGGTACGGTTATCCTCGGCAATGACCAGGGCGGTGGGTATTTAGCCAGGGGAGTTGTTGAGAACATAGATCTATTAAAGAATAAGTCCTCGCAAGGTATTGCGTCTGCTCCTACAGATGTTGATGGTCTTGTGAGGCAAATTCCTTTGCTTCTAAGAACGCCCGAAGGTTTCGCTCCGAGTTTTGCCCTGGAAATATTAAAGATCCTAGCCAATCAAGAAACGTACATTATAAAAATGAACGAGAATGGTATGGAAGAAGTGACGGTTAGATCCATACCTCCTATTGAAGTGGATGCCCTGGGCCGTAAATGGGTAAGTTATGTGAACACTCCTACAACGGATCTCCTGGATCCCCAGGTTAAAGATAAGTTTGTAATCATTGGAACAAGCGGTGGTGGAATCATGCCCCAGGTTCCAACAAGCCAGGGCCTTAAATATCCTCATCATGTCCAGGCGGCCTTAGCTGAGTCCATACTCCTGGAGAACTCGCCCAGGATCCCTAATTGGCATTTAGGCGCAGAATTGGGCATATTCCTAATTTTCGTGTCCTGTATTTGGCTCCTAACGTCCAAACTGAGTATGACCTTAGGCTTAGTATTAACCATTTCTGGCCTTTCTCTGCTTTCTTTACTGGGAGTCTGGTTTATCCAGGCAGGGATCTTATTGGATATTACCTGGACTTTGATTGCTTCTTTCATAACGGGTAGCACCTCTTACTATTTGAAGTTCCGAGAGCAATACAAACTAAGACAACAGATCAAGAAGCAATTTGGAACCTACCTATCGCCAGACATGGTTCAGATGCTTCAAGATGATCCGTCATTACTAAAGCTAGGTGGAGTTCGTAAAGACATGACGTTCCTGTTCATGGACATCGTGGGGTTCACTCCCGTTGCAGAGGCATATAAAGACAATCCAGAAGATCTTGTGGATCTAATCAATGACTTCCTGGACAGAATGACCGTCATTCTTTTGGATCATGGGGCCACTATTGATAAGTACATGGGCGATTGCATCATGGCCTTTTGGAACGCTCCGTTGGAATGTAAAGACCATGCCAGGCAAGCTGTCCTTGCCGCTAAAGCCATAGAAGAAGAAGCCGCCCTGGTAAACCAGGAATACATAGCTAAGGGATTGCCTTCTATCAAAGTGGGCACGGGAGTTAACACGGGCACTTGTATCGTTGGGAACATGGGATCCAAGAACCGCTTTGATTACAGCGTGATAGGAGATGCCGTTAACCTGGGTGCCAGGTTAGAAGGTCAAACCAGGAACTACGATTGCGACACCCTCTTCTCTGAATTCACAATAGCACCCGTGATAGATATAGATTTTAAATTGATGGATATTATCCAGGTCAAGGGCAAAGAAGAAAAAGTTAAGATCTATACCTTTAAGTAGTTGACGGATGCAAAATGCCACTTAGTCTAAAATTATGAAAGATTTACTGAAAGGCATATTAGGAGCTGTAGCACCCACAATCGGAACCGCATTAGGTGGGCCGATGGGCAATATGGCAATGGGTATGGTTGCTCAGGCGTTGGGATGCAAGAATGAAACTAAAGATATAGAAAAAGCTGTGCAGAAAGCCACACCTGAGCAACTTTCCGAGCTGAAGAAAATAGACAACGACTTTGATGTGAAGATGAAAGAGTTGGACATAGATCTCTTTGCCCTGGAGACAGCAGACATCCAAGACGCTAGAGGTAGGTTTTCCAAAGATTGGACAGCTCGCATAATGGGCATCGTGGTTGTTGGTGGATTTATGGGATATATATTCCTGGTAACACTACAACCACCAGAACAGAATTCAGAAGCATTGATTAATCTGGTGCTTGGTTATTTAGGAGGCCTAGCCTCAGCCATTATCTCTTTTTACTTTGGTGCATCACACACAAGTAATGATTAAAGAATTAAAGAAGCACTTAATCGAGTTTGAAGGCATAGTCCTCAAACCTTATAAATGCACGGCAGGTAAAATCACAATAGGCATAGGCCGCAACCTGGACGATATGGGTATTACAGAGGACGAAGCAATGATCCTCCTGGACAATGACATCAAGAACGTGGTTGAAGAAGTCCTGGCTACCTGGCCTTGGGTTGATGATCTTCCACCCAGGGCAAGCATGGTGGTTATAGATTTAGGATTTAACATGGGCGTACCCACGTTATCGACTTTTAGAAATATGCTTGAGTGCTTGAAGAGTGAAGATTGGGATGGAGCGGCAAAGAATTTATTGGACAGTAAGTACGCTCAACAGGTAGGAAGAAGGGCAATCTATAATGCTCACTTGCTAGAAACAGCAGGAACAGAACCAGAATTGCCCTCTAAAATCACGTTTTAATCCCTGGGTTTATCGGTTAAGCCGATTGAGAACAGTCCGTTCGTTTGCTTTCTGCTGATCGCGTGTCCTTTACCGTAAATCTTATAAACCGTAGATCTAATGGCACTGGCCTTCGTTTTTGTTAGATCTAATAAAGTTTTCCCATCCACAAGTAATGCAATAGCATCATCATTCTTTCTTACTTTCATTAATGGTTCGTCACTAAATTTCATTTTCATATTCCCTTATTGTTATTGTTTTGGATCTAACGGTATAACCAGGCTTGGCTTCTATCGTCTTTTCTGGTTGAGGTTTGAAGGTTCTGTTGGGCCACTTGACCACATACAAGCCATCATCCGCTTCGTAAGATCCCTCTTCTTTGTCGCCTAACATTTGTTGCAGTTCAACGGTTGTCTCTTTCTTAACGCCTTCCCAATACTTAATGCTTTTATTGGCCTGGTGGTACATGTCTATAAGATCCAAGGCTGAATCCTCTAGCTCTATGCGTTCTTCTTTAGCCTGGGGATGAATGATCGCGGCATCATTAGGACTGGCAGGAGGGTAAAAGTCTTTCTCCTGGATCCTTCTGTCAAAGTCAATAACGCTTTCTCGGATCTGTTGGGCCATTGCAACGTCCTTCGGATAAACAAAGATCTTCAGATGAACGGACTGATAGAGTATGACCAGGACACCGTAGTTAGATCCTATGCAATCCATTAGGCCTTGCATTTGAGTTGGGCCACGGTAATTGGGCGGTACATCTTCAGGATAAACAGAAGTGCATTTACATTCCATGAC